ACAGCTAATTCAGCTAATGAAGTACAGAATCTCTCTCAGGAAGAGAAATTGATTGTAATTAGAGAATATAATGAATTCTCGCAAGAAAAATTAATAGAAAAAATAAAAATAATTTATGAAAAACTGGTTTAAATACAGATTTGATTGGATGAGTGTTTATTTCTCTCCTTTTAAACCAATCATACCAAAACTATACATTGGTGAGGTTGCAATTGGAACTCCTTATTTCCTACCTAGAGTATGGAGAAAGTACACAAAACAAGAAGCAATTGACAAAGCGGTTGAAGAATTAAAAAATAAATCACATCTTGAGAAAATAGGATTTGATAAATTATTCTATGATTACAGTAGAAGAAGCAAATCAGTTCCTAAAAAAATAGGATTTGATTTTGTAGGACATGGATGGAAAACAAAATGGTCAGACACAGACTATAGACACGAATGGAACCCGGTATGGAGTTTTGTATTTTTTAAATGGCAAATAGCTTTAACATTCAGACCTGTTGAAGCAGACCATTATTGGGAGTGCTGGTTATTTTATTCAAGACATGCAAAAGGGACAACTAAACAAAGACTTGAACAAGCTAGAAAAGGATTTCCATGTGTTTGGACTTCAACAAAAGATGGAGTAAAAACAGAAACTTGTTATTGGGATGTAATTTTAAAAGATAAATGGAAATGACATTAAGAGAAAAGTTTGAAGACGGTTTTGTAGATTTTAAAGAAAATGCAAAATATTGTGAAAAAATAGCAGATGATTACGCTATTGAATTTGCAGAGTGGTTAAAAGATAAACCAAGAAACCAATTCAACCGAGAATCACTAGAAATATTTAAAAAAGAAAAAGGATTATGAAATCAATCAGATTAGATAATAGTACATACGTTCATGTCTATGTACACAGAATCCCAGTAACAATGGAAGAAGCAGTAATCTCTAGTGAAACAGGATCATTCCCCGACTATAAACAACTAGCGAATGATTATATTGATGCTTTAGATGAACACTGGTGTGTAGCTTTTTTAGAAGAATTACATAAAGTATGTGCTCAAAGAATTGTACAGCATTGGGAAGAATTCGCACCTGAGCAATTAGAGCAAGAATATTACAAACAGTTTTTAAAATTTAAAGATGTATAAAGCAACACCTTGTATAACTTTAGAAGATTTACATAAAAAACTAGGACCTGAATTTAGAAAACAATCAGAAGAGTTACAAAAACTAGAACAAGAAATAATGAAACATATTATGAATAAAGTAAAAATATATCTAGACGATGTAAGAACACCAGTTGATTCAGGATGGATTGTAGTAAGAAATTATGAACAATTTGTAGATACAGTTACATATCATGGGTTAGAAAACATCGAATTAATCTCATTAGATCATGATTTAGGGCCTTCAGCAATGCAAGAATGGCATAAAAACGTATACCATAACTACACTCTTGATTATAGTAACATTACTGAAAAAACAGGAATGGATTGTGTAAAATGGTTAATAAATGAATGGTTGGATGGTAAACCTGTAACAGATACTGTAATACATTCAGCCAATGCAGTAGGTTCAGCTAACATGATGGGAATGATTAACAACTACCGACACATACACCGCTTACCTCAGAATTGTGTAAGAGTACAAATTGAACATACAGTATAATGGAAGATTTTTTTGAAGACTTAAAAAACAGACCAAGACCAAATTTCTTTAGAAGAATATATCTTTGGTGGGAACATGAAGCTAGATATTATCATAAAGACATTAAATGGGGTATTCAAAACCTTATCTACTGGTTTCCAATCATCTGGAAAGATAGAAATTGGGACAGTCATTACATCTTTGATATTTTAAAACATAAATTAAAAGCACAGGCTAAATATATTGGTGATAGAGATTTACATACTCGAGCACAACTTGATGCCAAGAGAATGAGATTATGCGTTAAGCTAATCCAGAAAGTACAGGACGAGGATTATGCAATAGAGTATATGGATTATCATAAGGACAGACAGTGGTTTACACCTGTTGAAGGACAACCAACCCTATCACAATGGAATTCAGAAGTTACAGAAGAAAACTTTGACGAATATTTTAAAAAATACCCAAGAATCTATAAAAGAGTGATGAATGGTGAAGGACCATTTACCTTAGATGGTAAAGATGAATCTGAAATTAAAAAAATTATTGCAATGAATATTGGCCACATCAATCAAGAAAGAGTATTTGATTTATTATTTAAAATTATAAAACAAGATATACGAGGATGGTGGGATTAATTAAAATAAAATGGAATTAATAAATAGCTTCATTTGGTTAGGATTTGTACTTACCTTAATGGTTATCAGTAACAATAAAAATAAATTAAAATAGTTTGGATACTTAAAATATATTTCGTATATTTAGGTATAAATTTAAAACAAAGGTTATGGAAGAAGAAATTTTATTAGAAAGAGCAACATTTAAATTCTCACAAGAAGCAAATTGCATATCACATCAAGATGAAGATGAATTTTTGACAATTGAATGTGAATCAGATTTAGGAATTGATAGAGGTGAAGGATGTTTTTATGTACTAAAAACAGAGAAATGGTCAATAAATGATGAACAAGATCTAAAAAAGTTATTTGATAGAATTCAAAAAGTAATTAAAAAATAAAGGTTATGTTTAGAAGAACTAGAATTAAAATCGCTAAAAAATTTAGATACAATTTACCTCAAGAAGATTTAAGAGGATATAGAAATATATTAAAATTACTCTATCACCCTAAATCTGAAACACCACTAAAAGATCCCGACACTCCTAAATACTTCATACAAGTACCGCACTTACATCTTGATTTAATTATAGATGATAAGAGAGCAGAAATTGTAAATTCAAAACAGATATATCCTCTAAATCTTGATAATAAGGTATTAGAGAGAGCAATTCTAAGAATTAAACAAGAAGTATCAAAACAAAGAGCAGACCTTGAAGAAACAATAAGAGGAAAAAAACAAAACATTCTAAATAACATATTTGATAAAATAAAATGGTAAAAACATTATTGACAGTGACAGTGAATGGAAATGAAATAGCATTTGTAAAAGATAGAGAAAACTATTTTATTCATTGGGGTGATCAAGGAAAACCTAGAGCAATAAAGAAAATAACAACTCCATCCGGAAGAAAACCATCACAAAACTCAGCACATAAACAATTTATGGAAGCAGTAGAAGCAACTAAAACATTAAAATTCAGTAGACTATAATGGCAGCAGAAAGTAACACACCGGTAGATATTGAAGTATGGATTGAGAAAGTAATCAATTCATGTAAGACTCTAAGACATTGTATTAATGCTGAGAGATTAGTAAAGACTTACGTAAAGAGATTACAAGAGGAAGGAATGCCTTTTTACCAGTATATCTTTATCAGAGATAAATTTGAATTAGCTGCAGATATTAAAAGAAATAATTTAAGAAATAAAAAGTAATGGAGATACTTAGAAAATATGTAGATTTTATTCTAGACAACATCATTCAGGATAATATAACAGTTCAGCTTTATAAGCCATTTGAGGACGGTTCTAGAATGTATACTAAGTTAGGACCTACAGTACGTTGTAAAGTTCAAATTGAAGTAATTGAAAAGTATACAAGATCTGCTAAATTAAAATTAACATTCGATAAGTACGAAATCGAAGAAGTATTCTTTATTCCTTTTAGTTCAAGTCCCGATTCTATTGAAAGTAAAACACGTAATAAGATTGAAAAAATTGTGAATAAGACTTTTATAGATGATAATAGGACTGAAGATATTAAGCAGATGTATGTAGAACGTTATACACAAATTGGAGAAATTATATCAAAAGCAATAAGTAAAAAAGATGAATAAACTAGACAAAGCATACACAGATCTTCTTCAAGACATTCTTGACAACGGAGTAACAAAACAAGATAGAACACAAACTGGTACCATAAGCGTATTCGGAAGACAAATACGTCACAATATGAAAGATGGTTTTCCTCTACTTACAACAAAAAAAATGCCATTCAAAACAATCGTAACAGAACTACTTTGGTTCTTACGAGGTGATACAAATATTAAGTATTTGGTTGATAATAATTGTCATATTTGGGATGGTGATTGCTTCTCTAATTATCTTAAAAAACAATCTGAAAATTTTGAAAATACAACCCCTCTAAATTTTTTAAATAATGATAAGGCTCAAGAAGAATTCATCAACAAAATCAAAACAGATGATGATTTTGCTGAGAAGTGGGGTGAGTTAGGTCCAATTTATGGTAAGCAATGGAGAGAATGGAGCAATTATAGAAGAGTTGATTCTGTTGATGAGGTATGGAGTGATTATAGAAAACAAGACCCAATAGACCAAATCCAAAATCTAATCAACGAACTTAAAACAAATCCAGACTCAAGACGATTAATGGTTAATGCTTGGAATGTTGGAGAATTAGACCAAATGGTTCTTCCACCTTGTCATTATGGATTTCAAGTTTATACAAGAGAGTTGAGTCACGATGAAAGATTTCAAATTCATAGAAAATACATTACAGCGGATAAATTAGATTTGGTTTGGGAAATGGCTACTACTGAAAATTTAGATAAATTAGGTGTTCCAACCAGAGCAATCTCTTTAATGTGGAATCAACGTTCGTGTGATTTTCCACTTGGGATTCCTTTTAATATTGCTTCATACGGATTATTGTTGATGATGATTGCAGATGAAGTAAATATGGTTCCTGAAGAGTTGATTGGTAACCTAGGAGATTGTCATATTTATCTGAATCAAATAGAAGGGTGTAAAGAGCAAATCAAAAGGGAACCAAAAAAGTTACCAACAGTACACGTTAGGGATGGAATTTATTGTTCATCACATTCTGATGTGTTATTGTCTGATTACGAAGCACATCCTGCAATAAAATTTCCACTATCAAACTAGACATGTTTTTAGAACTACCTTTTACTTTTTGTAAATTCAAGCTATTTATAATAAAGAAAAAGTATGATTGGAATTTACGAAATACTAAATAAAGACACAAAAAAGAGTTACATAGGATCTTCTAAGCAAATTGAAAAAAGATGGGAACAACATTTACAGGCCCTTGAGAAAGGAGAGCACCATTCAGTACTTCTACAAAGAGCTTGGAATAAGTACGGAAAAGAATGCTTTGAGTTTATTGTAAAAGAGGAATGTAAAGAGGAGGAGTTACTGGTAAGAGAGCAAAAATATCTTGACCTAAAACCAGAGTATAACATAGGAGCTCAAGCATCAGGAGGAGACAATTTAACAAACCATCCATATAAGGAAAAAATCCTTGAACGAAGAAGGAGAACAGTTGCTGACAATCTCAACAAACTTACACAGGAAGAGAGGAGTAGAATTTACGGAAAAGAAAAAGAGGCTAATCCAAACTGGAGAGGGGGTAGGACTTTCTGTAAATGTGGAACTAGAATCAATTCAACGGCTAGGAGTTGTATTAGATGTCAAGATAGGACAGGGGAAAATAATCCTTTCTATAACAAAAAGCATACAGAGCAAACAAAACAGGTATTGAGAGAACATGCAGCTAAGAGAGAGAAGAAGCCTTCAAACACAAAAAAAGTAGTAGTAGAGGGAATTGAATACACAAGTGCAAACGAAGCTGCCAAAGTATTCAACATATCAAGAAGTTTAGTAAACTACAGATGCAACTCAGAAAAATACGATTGGCAATTTAAAAACTAAAAATGAAAGCACAGAAAGCAAAAGTAAAAAAAATTGTAAAAGAATACAAATCAGCTACTGCTAAAGAAATTTGGGAAGGAGTAAGAGATAATTTCTTATTTGCTTTCATTGGTGCCACTTTAGTTGTATTCATAGCAACAAAAACTGATATAGCAGTTTTACTAGGATATTTAGCATATTATGGATTTATGGGGAGAATCTTAAATAGACCAAAATATGTAACAGATTTAGGAAGACTGATTATATTTCCTATACCTTCAGCATTAGGAGCATTTACAGGATATAAATTAAGTTACATTTTATTACAGTACATATGAATTTTATAATAATCTTCCATTATTTATACTAAAAATAGAACCAATGAAACTTACAGAAATCCTAAAACAATTTATCCTCGAAAGTCATATAAATACCGATCTAGAAGAAGCTAAATTCTTTGAATTAAATGAATTAAAAATTGATGAACTTAATTCATATTCGTACAAAGAATCTTCACATCAAGATGTTTTAGGATTTAACAAAGCTTGGGAATTTGAAGATAGATGTGGAAATCTTATAGTGACAGTATACCTAGAAAGCACAGGTGAGTTTAAAAGTGGATTTAGAATACCTGGAGTTTCAACTTTAATTTTTGACCCTAAAACACTTCCTCAAAATCACAAAACATTAGGAAACATGCAAGAAAAAATAAAACCATGTCCTGATGATAAAAGAGTTAATACTGTTTATAAAATCTTAGTAGAAGAAGTTGTTCCAACTTACTTACTAAATAAAAAACCTAGCAAACTATACTTCAACCCTGTGTCCGATTCCAGAGATAGATTAGTACGAATTATAATAAACAAAGTAGTTGAAAAATATCCACAACTACAGAAAAAAGATAATTACTTAATACACATTTAAAAAGTTATGAAATTTTTAATAGGTTTTAGTTTTGGAGTATTAGCACAAATACTTACGTTTGTACAACTACAGGGACAATTTCGATGGGAATGGTTTAAAAATAATCCATGGCTTGTCTCATTAATGGGAGTTCCGATTTCTTTTCTTTATATTATGTCTGTAAAATATATGGTACAACATTTTGAAGGAGAGTTATGGCCTTCCAGATTAATGGGATTCTCAATAGGAGTAATAGTATTTAGTTACATGGCATATTCATGGTTTCAAGAACCATTCACTTTAAAGACAGGTATATGTCTTGGGTTAGCACTTTGCATAATGATGATTCAACTTTTTATGAAATAGTATGGAAAATAAATTAGAAACATGTCACCACTGCGGTAAACAGAAAGAAAACTACTATCACGGATTTATAGCACTAACAATTCCTCATCCTAAAATGGAAGCAAAAATTGATAAGTGGGGTAGAAAAGATTGGTGGAAAAATTTAGAACGAACAGATCTTACCGAAGAAGAAATGAAAGAGCTAGACAACCTTTCTTCATACGATCAACTACTAAATACTGTCGGAAGAGGAGTTCAATGTGATGACTGTGGAAGGAAAGAAGCTGAATTATATGAAAAATATTATCCAAAAAGTTTGGAATCTTAAAATAAAATTCATATATTAATACCTATGAGACAAATAAACGACCACATGAAAGACGTTATGGGAATAAAACAAACTAACAAAAATAGTAGCAAAGACACTAGTATGAAAATAGTTACATGGTCTGCTATAGCAATAATAACTGTAGTGTTATGGACTGTAATTTATAATTTAATTTTTTAATATGAAATTTCAATCAACAAAAGTATTTGATGGATACTCTACAGTATTTCGTCAATGGAGAGCAGATGGCACTCATTGTCAATTCCTGCATGGTTATGGCATTTCTTTTAAAATTGTCTTTGAAGGAGACCTAGATGAGAGAAACTGGGTATGGGATTTTGGAGGAATGAAAAGAGCTAAGAACACTATTGACGGTATGAATCCAAAACAATGGATGGATAATATGTTTGATCACACTACAATTATAGCAGAAGATGATCCATATTTAGAAAATTTTAAAGAAATGTGGAAAGACAGAATCATCCAATTAAGAATAATCCCAGCCACAGGAGCAGAACAATTTGCTAAATTTATCTATGATAAAGTATCTGAATTTATTAAAATAGAAACAGAAGGTAGAGTAAGAGTGGTGAGTGTAGAATTTAAAGAACATGGTAAAAACTCAGCAATATATGGAGAGTAGATTAGAGTTTCTAATAGAAGTAACAGAAGAAGCTTTACCAAAACTTCATCACAGGTACTACAATGGAGGTAATGAACTAAAGGTAGGAGATAAATTAATATTTGCTTTTACTGATATTTTAAATAAAGAAGGAAAAGAAAGCACTACCATTAAGACATTCGTACTAGCTCCAGACGGACAGTTTTTTTATGAAGTAAAAGAAACAAAATAAATAAAAATGCAAATAAATTTAGTACAAGGAGGAATATTTCCCATAAAGGATAACCTCACAAATGATTCAACAGGGTTTAAGTATGCAGGTACTTTTCAAGGAGAAGGAAAATTAACAGGAACAGCTTGCCTATTCATTAGAACCTCAGCATGTAATTTAAGATGCGCTTGGGTTGGATTGGATGGGAAAGGATCACCATGTGATACACCTTATTCTTCTCATAATCCTGAAAAGAATAAAATGGAGATTGACGAAATTATTCAAATAGTTGTAGAAAATACTTTACAACAAAAAATCAAACACATAGTTATTTCAGGAGGAGAACCTACAATGCAAACTGAAGCATTAGAGGAATTGTTAGATAAACTACAGACTCTAGGTTATCATACAACTATTGAAACAAACGCAACTATTTTTAGTGATAAGATAGCACAACACACAGACTTAGTTTCAATGTCACCTAAATTATCTACTTCAACTCCTCACCAAGCCAATCTGGAAGGAACTGGAATTAAGTACAACGAGAAGTGGGCTGAGAAACATGAGAGATTAAGAATTAACATTCCAGTAATTCAATCTTATATTGACGGAAGTAAAAAGTATTTAACTGACTTTCAATTAAAATTTGTTGTAGCAACAGATCAAGACATTATTGAGATAGAGGAGATACTAAGTCAGTTAACTGGATTTGAACCATCGGATATATGCTTGATGCCTGAAGGAGTAGATGTTAATACTCTGAACAGTAGAACAGGATGGATAGCAGAACAAGCATTGAAGAGAGGTTGGAGATTTGCTCCTAGGCTTCATATTATGATGTTTGGTAAAAATAGGTACGTGTAATATGAGAAAGCCAAACGAATTTGACACATTAAAAGTACTCCACTACTTGTGGAAGAAAGGACAAATGGAAACAGCACAAGTAAGGCATTTAATTAAAACTAGCTGCTTCCTAGAACTAACAAGTATAACAAACGGGGGTATTACAGCCCAATCAATAGACGGAAAACAGAAATATTCAATTAAATAACACAAATTACTATGACATTAAGAGATTTAATTAATTTAGCAGGAGATAGAGAATTATCAAAATCATATCCAAAAGCAGATGGGTTTTACATCTGGGATTATAAATTACAATTTAATCAAGACCTTAACTTAGAGTTAGTATTAATTCCAAGTGACTCAGGTAAGGCAGGTTTTAAAGATAAAGTATCTATCGAAGAATTAGTAAACTACGTATTAGAGTCAACAGACCCACAAGTATCAGGAGATGAGATTATTTCTGAACTAAAAATCGTAGGAGCAGAAGGAATTACGATCGCAAGAATTTAATAATATGGCACTAAAGGTAGGACACAAAGTATACTTAAGTTGGGATGATATAAATATTCTTGTTGAAGATCTATGCCATACACTAGCATCATCAGGCGTACAAATTAAATCAATCACAGGAATTGAAAGAGGAGGATTAATACCGGCCGTAATGATCTCACATAAGCTAAACATTCCTTATGTAACGAAAATCAATAAAGATACTTTGGTAATAGATGACATCTGCGATACAGGAGAGACGTTAAAAAAGATTGTAGCAGGATATACTGCAACACTCCACTATAAGAAAACAGCATCATTTACTCCTGATTTTTACACAAAAGAAGTAGGATCAGATTGGATTGTATATCCATGGGAGAGAAAAGATTCAGATGCTGTTCAAGATTATTTAAAAAAGTAGTTGCAAGATAGAATAAAAAATGTTATATTAATAAAAAGGAGTCGTAGAACCTCCATAAAAAACATTAAAAAATGGAAAACAAACTTAAAGTAGCACTTACAGGAATTGAAAAAAACACAACAAAGGAGTATGCAATAAATACCTCCTATGATAGAGTCTTTATTCCTTCTGAAGAGTACCTGGATAATATGCCAGACCTACAGAACGGAGATTTAATTAAAGGAGCAAAAGTACCTATAGAGAGAGTAGGTATTTCTAATTTTAAACTTCCATTAAAAGTACAGAGGAAAGATGGAGGAGTTAATGAAATAGAAACCTCAGTAGTAGGTACGGTTTCTTTAGAGGGAGTTAAGAAAGGAATCAATATGAGTAGAATTTTGCGATCGTTCTATGAATATAAAGATGAGACTTTCGATATAGATAAGCTACCAGAGATATTGCAACATTATAGAGATACTTTAGGTTCTTATGAAGCACACTTACTTCTTACGTTTAATTATAGAATTTGGCAGGAGTCCTTGCGATCTGTAAAAAAAGATGGCAGTAAGAATGGTGGGTGGCAATATTACAAAGTTACTCTTGAAAGTATTATGAATAGAGAAGGCGTTTGTGATAATATACTTCATTTTGACTTTGTTTATTCATCGACTTGTCCCTGTTCGACAGAATTGTCCCTTTACGCAATGGATAGTAGAGAGGTTTACGCAACACCGCACTCACAAAGGTCTGTAGCAAGAATATCTATTAAGACAGATAATACTTTCTGGATAGAGGATTTAAGAGACTTATGTCAAGAAGCTTTACAGACAGAGACAGTAGTGTTCTGTAAAAGAGAAGATGAACAGGCATTTGCAGAACTAAATGCAGCAAATACTAAATTTGTAGAAGATGCAGTAAGACTTCTTTATGAGAAATTAGATAAGGTAAAAGAAATTAAAGACTTTAAAGTTATTGCATCTCATAACGAATCACTACACTCACATGATGCGATATCAGTAATAACAAAAGGGGTGCAGAACGGTTTTGATGATCTAATTTCAGTAGCAGATTTAAAATCATTAATATACTAAAAACAAATAAAAATGAATTATTGGCAAGTAACAGTGCAGTTGGAGCATGAGAACGACAGAGGTCGTATCCAAAGAGTAAAAGAATTATACTTAGTAGATGCAATCTCAGCAACAGATGCTGAAGCAAAGATCTATAAAGAGTTCGAAGGAGAGTCTAACTTCACAGTAGTAGGAGTTAATCAATCAAAGATTCTAAAAGTAATTGAATAATAGGTTGGCTCTTCGGAGCCAATTTCTTATATTAATAAAAAATAAAGTTATGACTAAATTAGAACAAAGGCAAGATGAGTTATTAGAATTACTCCACTCACAAATTGTAGACCTTGTAATGATGTCCAAGATTGAACTTGGAGATGATGTTATAGAGGAAATAAGTATTCGTAAAAATGAAATTAGAGATCTAAAAAGAATTTCAGTACCTTTTATTGACGAAGTAGAAGAATTTAATGCCGTAATGGGCAAACCAAATAATTATGAACCAACCGTACCAGAAAGAAAAGAATGGGAATTTGTATACAATTTCATCCTTGAGGAATTGGAAGAATATAGAGAAGCTTGCGAGAAAGGAGACATCATCGAGGTTCTGGATGCTTTGTGCGATATTACTTATGTTGCCACTGGGAACGGTACTATGTTACATGGCCTTAAGGATAAGATATGGCCGGCATATCAAGAAGTACAAGCGTCAAATTTGTCTAAAGCTTGCAAAACAGAAGAAGAAGCTCAAGCAACTGTCATTCAAAGATCGAGTGAACAAGGTGAGGAATGTCATTACGAAAAAGTTGGAGATTTTTATGTAGTGTACCGTTCAAGAGATAGAAAAGTAATGAAAAATGTAAACTATTTTAGACCGAACCTAAAACAATTTTTCACAGACAAGGAAATTCAGAAACCGTATTTAAAACAACTAACAGGAGAATAAGATGCAAGAAGCAATTGACTTTTTAGAAAAGAATAAAGTATATATTGATACTTTACATACAGATATGGTTCCCTTGTCTGTAGCATACAAAGCAATCGAACTGTCTATTGATGAGCAATTACAGGAGACGTTAAACAGTATTACAGCACAAATGGAAGGAATATTTGAAGATTTAGATAATTTAGCCCAAGAAAATGATTAAAATTTACCACGAAGCACCGAAAAGTATATTTAAGGAGGTTCAAAAAATTACTGACGGAGATTATGCATTAGTACATTTAATGGAAGAAGATCCTGAGTATTTAGCTTTATTTAAACAAGCTAAAGAAGCAGGTAGGGAAATTATTTTAGATAATTCTATTTTTGAATTAGAAGAAGCTTTTGATGCAGAGAAGTTTGCAGGTTGGGTATTAGAACTAAAACCAGATTGGTATATAGTTCCAGATGCTTTAGAAGATACAAAGAAGACCGTACAACAAATGACAGAATGGAATAACAAACATAAAAATCTCCCAGGAAAGAAAATAGGAGTTGTTCAAGGAAAGACTTACGAGCAGATTAAGACATGTTACGAGTATATGGATAAGATTGCAAATGTAGATATGATTGCAATTTCATTTGACTATTCGTATTATACGCAGACTTTTCCTCATCCTAATAAACTGGTAAGCTGGTGTATGGGAAGGGTTAAGCTACTGGGAGATTTATTGAGAGACGGTATTATAAATGAGAAAAAGAAACACCACTTATTAGGCTGTTCGATTGCCTTAGAATTCTCCTTCTACTCAGATTATAAATGGATATACTCTCTAGATACTTCCAATCCAGTGGTAGCAGGAATAAAAGGAACATCCTATGGAGAGATGGGATTATGGCATAAAGATTCACAAAAATTATTTGAACTCATAAACTATCCTGCAGATAAGATAGACCTAAACAAAGTTCAGGGGAATATTCATAAGTTTAATTGGCTTGTAAATGGAAAGAAAGTATAAGGTAGTAGGTGAATAGGATACATATAGCATTTTTTAGTCAAACAGGATCAGAGATTGTAGAAGTATCAAAGCTACTAGGAAGATGGCCTGATCTGATAATTACAAATAAAAGACCAGAGCACATAAGAAAGATTCATCCAGCTTTAAAGGATAGGCATTTAATCTTTGTAGAAAATAAACCTACAGAAGAAGAACTCTTACAAATACTTTCTAACTACAAAGATCCTATTATAACTCTACATGGATGGTTACGAATTATGCCTCCGAATATCTGTAATCGATTTGAAATCTATAACGGACATCCAGGATTAATTACAGAACACGAGATATTAAAAGGAAAAGATCCTCAGCAAAAGGCTTTCGACTTAGGATTAGAATCTTCCGGATGTGTTATTCATAGAGTAACAGAAGGAGTTGACGAAGGAGAGATACTTCGTAGTAGAAAAGTTTCTATAAAAGGGTTGGAGATTGGAGAAGTATTTCGTATATTACACAGTATATCAGTAAGTCTTTGGGTAGACTTTTTAAAAAATTAGTTATGAAAAGAGTAGCATTAGTAGGAGCATCATCAGTAGGAAAGACTACTGTTTATGAATTATTAAAAGATAGATTACCAAAGTTTAATTTTATAAACGAATCAACAAGAACAGTTGGTAAATATGGATTTCCTATTAACGAACAAGGAACTTCTGAAACACAGCTTGCTATATCTTCTTTCCACTTAGAAGCATTGCTTTGTCCTAAAGATGTGATATTGGATAGATGTTATTTAGATTTAGTAGTATATTCTACTTATATGGATAATTTATCCAATAGTGCATATGATTATATTCTAGATACTTGGACAAGAGTTAAAGATCAATATACACATTATATCTATTTTCCTATTGAGTTTAGATCAGTAGACGATGGAGTAAGAAGTGTAAATGAGGAATGGAGAACTAAAATTGATAATCAATTTAGAAGTAATTTAGAGGTAATTAAGACATTAGGAGGAGATTATTTAACAGTAACAGGAAGTCCTAAACAAAGAGTTGAACAAATATTAAACTATATAAAATAATATGGCAGAATTAAATCAAGAAGCAGTAATTGCAATCGCAGGAAAACATCTCGGTAAAGTAGGAGGAGAAGGGTATAAAGATACTTATGATCCAAGTCTATTAGTAGAAATTCCTAGATACTTAAACAGAGAAGCATACGGAATAGATGACAACAACTTACCATTCGTTGGAGGAGATGTTTGGAATGCATACGAAGTATCAGCAATCACTACAAAAGGACTTCCAGTAGTTGGAATGTTAAAGATCTGGTATCCAGCAGATTCAAAACTACACGTAGAGTCTAAATCAATTAAATTGTATTTGAATTCATTTAATATGACTCAAATGGGAGATACAGATCATGAATGTATTGCAATTTTAAAAGACAGAGTAAAAAGAGATTTATCCGACTTACTACAAACAAAAGTAGAAGTAGAGATGTTTACCTCAGACCATACTCCAAGCTATGCCTTTAGAGGATATGCACCATTGGATGCTTTGGTTGACTTAAATGCAATTGAATTTACTTCTTATCATTCAGATGCTACACAATTGGAAGCAGACGAAGTAGATGATGACTTCGAAATAGGAGAAATAAAAGTACAATCAAATCTTTTAAGATCAAATTGTAGAGTAACAAATCAACCAGACTGGGGTGATGTATTTATTCATATCAAGCCTAAAGCAGGAGTTGTTCCTAATTTACAATCATTAGCAAAGTATATTGTAAGTCACAGACAGGTATCACATTTCCATGAAGAAATTGTTGAAATGGTCTTTATGCATTTATTGAAAGCATACTCTCCAGAAGAGTTGATGGTATGTGCCATGTACACAAGAAGGGGAGGTTTAGATATTAATCCAATAAGAGCTACACATAAACACTTAATTCCTACATTCTTCCCGGACGTAAGATGTAGGTTAGAAAAAACTCTTAGACAATAGTTCTATAGAATTCTATAGTTTTTTATAAAACAAGCCTATTTATAATAAAGAATACAATGCTAAATACAACTTCAATTCAAATAAAAAAAGAACTTCACGACAGGTTAAAAAAACACTGTAATGAGAATGGATTGAAGTTGCAATGGCTTGTGGAAATGTTAATTAAAAAAGAGCTTGATGATACAAAAGAAAAGAACTAAAATAGGAGATCTTAATATCTCTGATTTTGAACTAGGATGGTTAGTGGGAATTATAGAAGGAGAAGGAAGTATAAGCTGTAGGTATAATAAAAAAACAGGGTATCTCTGTGCAGAACTAACAGTAAGTTCCACTGACGAAGATACTATTGATACCCTACATAAAATATATCCAGGGAAATCTTCCTATGTAAAGAAATACAAAAACCACTATAAAGAACAGTACATATGGGCTGTAACAAGTCGACAAGGAATCAGGACTGTATTGAATACAATCTACCCACATATGGGAAAAAGGAGAAGAGAGAGAATAGATCAACTATTAAACGAATTTAATAAATACGAACAATAATGGAAGCAAATTCTAGAGTAGAGGAAGTACTGGACGTAATAGCAAAGAGAAAACCTCCAGGAGATAGATGGTTAGGATTATGGAAAGATAGTCCAAGAGAGCCAATTGAAGGATTAGTACCAACTCTTACAGCTTATATGAGAGCAACAGAGTTTAAAGGAGCTTACCGACTTGAACCTCTAGAAGGAAATCTATTTGCTATCAAGACACAAACAGTTACTTGGACACCTCCAGAGCCAGAAAAGTTTGATCTTTACGGGGAATTTTAATACAAAAGAGTTGCTTAACCGCAGCTCTTTTCGTATATTTAGGTATTAATAATTTAAACAATATAGTTATGGAAAATTTTAATTCAAAAACGTTACAAGCAGAAATTCTATTAACTTCTCAAGCAAAAGAGGAAATAGAACTTAACATCAAAGCATGGACTCCGAAAGACGTAAAACAAACCTCAGACCACTTTGGAGAAGGAATAACTACAGAATTAAAAAGACTAGGAATAGAATTACCGAAAGGAGGATTTAATAACAACATGCATAAAGCTTTAGTAAAGTTAAGCAAGGAATTTCATTTAGAAAATATTCCTTTAGAGTTAGCAGTAGAAAAAGCAATTGCAATCGCAACAAATCCTAAAAACTACGGTACAGTAAATTAAAAATAATATAGAAAGAGTTGCTTAATTGCAGCTCTTTTCTTATCTTTATAATATATAAAATCAGTTATGGATAAAATAAGAAAGTACGACCAGCACCCTGCAATAGGGTATAAAGAACTACACCAGTTAAGACAGTACGTTAAAGGGACAAAAGGCTTCATAGCAGGAGGATGTTTTAAAAATATTTTTCAAAAACAGAAAGTACGGGATATAGATATCTTTTTTGATTGTGAGGAAGACTTCAACCAAGCATTGCGGAAGTATCAAAAAAGTAAAAAGTACAAGAGAGTTTACGAAAATGAAAACTGCGTAGGGTTTTTAAATAAAGAAACAAAAGTGATGGTAGAGCTGGTAAGAAGTCTGTACTTGCCATGTGAAGATACTTTAGATCGGTTTGATTTTACAATTGTAAAAGCTGCCTACATACTACCAAAAGGAAAAGAAGAGTATCAATTCGTCTACCATGCTAAATTTTTTGAACACCTACTCTTAGGGAAGTTAGTCCTGGATGAACATATTGAAAAGCCTGTCGCTACTTTTAATAGAACATTAAAATACGCAAAGTACGGATTTGGACTATGCTTAGAGAGCAAACAGATACTTACAAAAGAGATTATAGAGAGAGGCGATATTACACAGTTAACAAACGACTTATACTTTGGATTTGACTAATATGCAAATAGAAAAAAAATACTACCTAGTAGAGGATATAGAAACAGTTAACCTCCTTATCGAACATATCAACCAATCAGAAGTTCTTGCTTATGATACTGAGACAACAGGAATAAATGTAAGAAAGGATCAAATTGTAGGATGGTCTATATCTGGAGAGGAGGGGATAGGATTTTACCTACCAACTCAGAAATGGAATACAGAAACAAATCAATTAGAGGAATGTACTATTGGCGGAAAAGGAGCACATGGTATTACTAAAAAGTTACTCCCGCTCCTTAAGGGTAAGAAACTAGTAATGCACAATGCTTCTTTTGACTGCCGTATTACTAAGAACTACTACGGAGTATCTTTGTTAGAAGATCTTTGGGTAGATACAGCTCTCCTTGTTCATACAGTACAAGAGGAAGGTGCTGGTATGGGTGTGTTTGGACTTAAACCTCTAGCAATTTCTATTCAGAAAGAGATTGGATTGAATGTAGAGGAAGCAGCCAACAAAGAGCAGGTAGAACTAAAAGAATCTATCAAAGCAAATGGAGGATCAACTACAAAAGATCTTTACGAAATCTATAAAGCAGATATGGCAATTCTTTCCAAATATGCTGCTGCCGATACGGATTTAACACTCAGGGTATGTAATCACTTTTTAAAAGTATTAAAGGAAGAAGGACTGGAGAAATTCTTCTTTGAAGAAGAAGTAATGCCTCTTTATAAAGAAGTAACTGTTCCAATGGAAGAGTTAGGAGTAGCTTTAGACCTTCCGTTACTAGAAAAGACTAAAGAAGATATTACAAACGATTTAGAATTAAATAAGAGAATTGTAATCAACAGTATAATATCTATTCCAGAGGCCAAGGAGTGGGTAGTAGATACAGCACTCAATACTTACCCTCCTTCTAACAAAGGGAACTGGGCACAGAATTTAATTATGCTTCATTCTCTTCCATTGGAAAGAAGTAAGAAGACAGGAAAGTATTCTTTAACTAAAAAAGCTATTGAGGAGTTAGAAGAGAGTAATGTAAAGCAGTTCCTACTGACAGGGGATTTAAAATTGCTAGATGAAATAGAAGTTGTTAGAATTTCTACGTCAATGTGGAAGGAAGAAAATGAAGGAGAGTATTTGAATATACAATCTAAGAAACACTTAGGTGAGATTGCATTCAAGTATATGGGAATTAAACCTCTTACTCAGACTAAGAAAGGTCAAGATCAATTCGATATGGATATGTTAGAGGAGTTATCTAAGACTTATGAATGGGCAAATAATCTTAGAACGTACAATAAGTTACTAAAGATTAAATCAACTTACATCGATAGATTCCTAGACGGTCAAGAAGACGGAAGATATTATTTCTATTACAAGCAGCACGGTACAGTATCAGGAAGATACGGTTCAGATGCTCAGCAATTACCAAAACCTAAAGAAGAAGGAGAAGATACCCCGCTACTTGTAAAATATACAAACGTAGTAAGAGAGTTCTTAATTGCAGGAGAAGGAAGAAAGTTAATTGATAATGACTATACTTCTCTAGAACCTCACTGCTTTGCTTCTGTAGCAGGTGATATTAATCTTCAAGAGATTTTTAACAACGGATGGGATTTTTATTCTACTGTTGCTATTAGAACTGAGAAGTTAGATCAAGATAAGTTAAAGTATCCAGACGGTGTTTCTCCTGATACGAAATCTCCTATCTTCTTAAAGAAATTAGATCCAGTAAAAAGAAATCAAGCTAAGGCTTATTCTTTAGGAATTGCCTACGGAATGGAAGCATATGCATTAGCAAAGACTTTAGATATATCTCAGAAAGAAGCAGACACTTTAGTAGCAGGTTACTTAGACGGTTTTCCTCAATTAAAGGAATGGAGAATTAATTCAAGAGAGCAAGTTAAGAAGCATGGCTTCATTCAGAATAAAGTAGGACGTATTCGTCACTTACCAAAAGTAAAACTTATCTTTGAAAAATTTGGAGATCAAGTATTAGACTGGAGATTCAGAAAGGATTTAGAGACTACCTACGGAAAGGATCCTGTAATGCAGATGTATAGAGATTATCGAAATGGATTAAACAACTGCTTGAATTATCAGTTACAATCACTAGCAGCGGCGGTTGTAAATAGGGCAGCAATTCAGATCAACAGAAAAGCAAAAGAGTTAGGAATAGATGCTAGAGTACAAGCTCAGATTCATGACCAGTTAATTATAAATGTAAGAGAAGATCAAGCAGAGATGTTTATGCCTTACGTTCAAGAGTTGATGGAACAGACAACAAAGCTTCCAGGAGTAACTTTAAAAGCACCGCCGCAGATAGCAAATAATTTCGCAGAGGGCCATTAGAAGTTGTTTCCTTAGATATTTATCCATATATTAATAAAATAAGTTTTAAATTAAAATCAGTTTATGTCAAAAGAGTTATTAGCGAACAGCGACAGAGTTATTGTTAAGCCTGTAGAAGCAGGTGAAGAAAGGTTCGGGAGTATTATTCTTCCGGATATGGGAAAGGAAAGACCAGAAATGGGCGAAGTAGTTTCCGTAGGCCCAGGACGCCAGTCAGAATTTGGACAATTTATTCAAGTACAAGCCAAAGTAGGAGACGTTGTATTGATTCCTAAAATAGGAACAATTAGAATTGACTTTGAAGGAGAAGAATACTTCTTACTTCCAGACAGAGAAATTTTAGCAACAATTAAAGAATCACAAGAGTAGTTATGAGCAAACAAATTAGTTTTTCAAAAGACGCTAGAGAGAAATTACTATCAGGAGTAAACCAACTAGCAGACGCAGTTGTATGTACATTAGGGCCTTCAGGTAGAAATGTATTCATTCAACAACAAGGAGGTAATCCAACCTCAACAAAGGATGGTGTAACAGTAGCTAAAGAAGTAGAATTGGAAGATCCAATCGAAAATACTGGAGCACAAGCAGTAAAACAAGTAGCAATCGAATCAGCAAGATTGGCTGGAGATGGTACTACAACAGCAACATTACTTGCAAGAGAAATTTATAGCCAAGGATTATCTGAGCTACAAAATTCAAATGCAGTAGAAGTAAAAAGAGGAATCGATATTGCCACTAAAGCAGTAATCGAATACTTAAGAGAGAATTACTCTAAAGAAGTTACTGAAGAAGAGCAAATCAAACAAGTAGCAACAATCTCAGGTAATAATGATCCAGAAGTAGGAAATCTTATTGCAACAGCAATGGAGAAAGTTGGTAGAGATGGACTGGTAACTATTGAAGAATCTAAAACAGGAGAGACTTATCTTGAAACTGTAGAGGGTATGCAATTCAATAGAGGATATAAATCTCCATACTTCGTTACAGATAACAATACTATGACTTCAGTATTGAACAATCCTTTAATCCTTATCACAGATAAAAGAATCCAGCACGTAAAAGAGATGCTTCCTTTATTGGAATCAGTATCACAACAAAATAAAGACTTACTTATCATTGCAGATGATATTGACGGAGAGGCTTTATCAACACTTGTTGTAAACAAGATGAGAGGTATCTTGAGAGTGGTAGCAGTTAAGGCTCCTGAGTTTGGGGATAAGAAGAAAGCTATGCTTGAGGATATTGCAGCCCTAACAGGAGGTACAGTTGTATCGGAAGAGAAAGGAATGAAGCTAGATAAATTTAACCTAGAATGGTTCGGTAAGTCCAGAAAAGTAACAGTAGGTAAAGATGATACTACCATTGTAGATGGTAAAGGATCGGAGGAAGCTATTACAAAAAGAATCGAAGAGTTAAAAGAACAGATCGATAATACAGTTTCACCTTACGAGAAAGAAATCTTACAAGATAGATTAGCAAAACTTATTGGAGGAGTAGCTATGATTCATGTCGGAGGTCATACAGAAGTTGAAATGAAAGAAAAGAAAGATAGAGTTGATGATGCTCTTCATGCAACTAAAGCAGCTTTACAAGAAGGTATCTTACCTGGAGGAGGAGTAGCTTTATTAAATGCAGCTTTTCACCTAACAGAGAATGCATTAGTAGCTCAACATCCAGACCAGCAAAAAGGATTTGATATCATAATCAAAGCACTTCAGAAACCTTTTCAACAGATCTTATTAAATGCAGGAGAGACTCCAGAAGTAATTAAAGAAAGAGTAAACTACATCTTTGACAATCATAAATGGACAGGATTTAATCCAAGAACAGGAGAGTATGTTGATATGTTAGACGAAGGTATTATTGATCCAACTAAAGTAACAAGACTTGCCTTAGAGAATGCAGCATCAGTTGCAGGAACAATGCTAATCACAGAATGTGTTATTACAAATATAAAACAAAAAGATGAACAAGGAGCAGGAATCGATCCTTCTCAATTCATGTAATATTAATTTAAAATCAAACAAGATGAACAAACAAGAGTTATTTGAGAAGATTGACGGGATGTATCAAGAATTTGCTGCACAACACAACGGAACAACTAAGAAGTCACAAGCCAATGCACGTAAAGCAATTGGAGAGGTTAAGAAATTAATCACAGAGTATAGAAAAGCTTCAACAGAAGAATCAAAAGCAAAGTAAAGACCGGCAGGGGAGGAGGGGGTCGCTTCTCTCTCCTCACCGAAGGTATCTCGCGCAAATTTTATTAACACTCCACCCAAAGGGGGGAGACAAAACAAAAAAATATCATGACAGGATTAGAAAGTATTACACTACTTATTGTTATATTTGCTGCATCAATCGCAATTGGAGCATACCTAACAAAAGGACAAAGGTCATTAACGGAAATAACAAAAGACTTTTACAATAACCAAGAGGTACAAGAAGTAAATGAACCAGAAGTTGATATATTGAATATTGAGGTAATATCAGAAGAAATTAAAGCTGTAAATGTTGAGGGAGAAAAACCAAAGAAAAAAGAAAATACTACCCTAAGAAAAAATAACACATAAAAGATATGTCAGACTCAGTAAAAAAGTACTACGAACTCCTAGAGGAAGGAATAATCCCCACCCCTACAATACATCAGAAGAGATTTACAACAATTATAGAAATATTACGTACATCTATTACTAATGGTAACATGGAACTACTTTTAGAAAGAGCGGCAAACATATCAAAAAAAGGACCATATATTACCCCGACCACTGTATTTCAAATTGCAGGTCAGGAGGTAAAGGTAGACGAGTTATGTGGTAAAGAAAAACAAAGACAATGGAACAACCAAGAATGAACCTATCGATTGATCAAACACTGCCGGTAGAATGCGAGAAGTGTGGACACACCTTCTTTGAAGAAGCCCTTCACATTAGAAAAGCATCAGGAATATTAACAGGTACCGGGCAAACAACCTACATGCCTATTCCGGTATTCGCATGCATGGCCTGCGGTCATGTCAATACTGAGTTCCTTCCAAAGGAATTAAAACACATGAATATAGGAGAGTAAACCAGACTCTACTTAAACATCAAAGAGGCCTTGTGCCTCTTTTTTTTGTGCTATTTATTATAGATCAAAACAGTTACTATGAAAAATTTGTTATTACCAATTCGTTATGTACTAACTAACTTAAAAAATTATTTTATGGGATTTTTCAGTATCTTTAAAAAATCAAACGACTACAACGAAAAAGTTGTAATTGGATTCATGTCATTCATGGTAATGGTAATTGCTATTATAGTAGACCTTATAACAGGTTACCTTGGCAAACCTTTAGAATTAAACGAGTACATCTTTGATGCATTCATGTACATTACATTAGGTTCATTCCTTCCAGATGTAATTGAAAAATTTGCAGGTTTTAAAGGAGGTAATAAGAATACAGAAGAATAGTTTTGAGTAGTTTAATTGACATGAAAAAATTAAACAACTCAGAATTACTGAGTCGATTGGAAGCAATTGATAAGAGTAGTGCTATTATTGAGTTTGATCTGGATGGTATCATCCTTCAGGCCAATAGTATATTTTTGCAAACTTTAGGATATAAAGTAAGTGATTCTCCCAAAATTATTGGCAGACATCATAGTATATTTGTCAAGCCATCCTATGCAGATTCAAAAGAATATGAAGATTTTTGGAAAACATTAAGAAGAGGTGAATTTTTTTCTGGAGAAATTGAAAGAGTAAAACGTGATGGTACTGCCATTTATTTGCAAGCAACTTATAATCCCATTTTCGATGAAAATGGAAAGATTTCAAAAGTAATGAAAATAGCTTCAGACATTACTGAAACTATTGAAGCTGGAAAGAAGATTGAAAAATTAACTGAGGATTTAAAATTAGAATTAGAAAAATCCGAAGCATTAAAAAATTCAATTGAGATTGAAAAAAATAATGCATTAAATGATTTAGATGTACTAATAAAGAAAAGCCAGTCAGAATTAGTAGGAGTGGTAGTTAAAGTTGCGTTAATGGTAATAATAGGAGTAGGAGTGATAACATCGATTATGTACTGCCTTGCCATATATACCTCTAAAGATACACAGATAATTGGATCAACATGGTCAAATATGTTTGGTATTTTATTAACCAATGCCTTTTCCATTGTAGGTACCATTATGGGAGTTAAATATGCAACAGAAAGTAAATAGTAAATTATTAAAAATAAGTAAAAAATGAGTTTAAGAAGTCTACAAACAAAAATTGGAGTAACAGCAGATGGAGCATTCGGTCCTGGAACAATGAAAAAAGCAATGGAGTTTTATAAATTAACTCCCGTAAGAGCTGCACATTTCTTTGCACAAACCTCTCACGAAACAGGAGGGTATAAATTATTCTCAGAAAACCTAAACTACTCTGCAGCAGGATTAAATAAAATTTTCCCTAAGTATTTTAAAAATGCTGGAAGAGACGCTAATGCTTTTGCAAGAAATGCTGAGAAAATAGCAAATGTAGTATATGCCTCAAGAATGGGTAATGGAGATATAGCCTCAGGAGATGGTTGGAAGTTTAGAGGAAGAGGAGCTCTTCAATTAACTGGTAAATCAAATTATGCTGAGTTTGCTAAGTACTTAGACAAACCAGAAATTATGACCAACCCTGATCTAGTAGCTACAGTTTATGCATTTGAATCAGCTATGTTCTTCTTTGATAAAAATAAGTTATGGTCAATTTGTGATCAAGGAATAAACGATGCAGCCATTCTAGCTCTTACAAAACGTATAAACGGTGGTACACATGGTCTTCAAGACAGAAATGAGAAAACTAAAAAATATTATGAATTTGTAAAATAGTTATGTATAAGATGAAAGCCTCATTAATAATTACACTTACATTGACAACAGCATTAGCATTCATAAGTTCCTATTTTATGGAACTAACAATGGACAACATTGAACAATATCTTTCAGTAGCATTTGTAGTATTTGCTGATGGATTTTTTGGTGTATGGTCTGGAATAAAAAAAGAAGGTTTTCAAACTCGCAAAGCATTAAAAGTACTAAGAACATTTGGATTTTGGATAGTAATGTTATCTGCTATTCTAACAATAGAAAAAGGATTTGCTGGAACATCATGGTTAAGTGAGACAATTATGGCTCCATTCCTAGTATTCCAGTTAATCTCTATTCTAAAAAATGCCTCAATGGTAGGAGTAGTTAAGAATGAATTACTGACTCAAATCTTAGATAAACTAGATAAACATAAGGGAGAACGAAATGTTACAAAATAAACAAAATATTTTACTTATTATTATAGTTATACTACTGGGTTATAGTATTTTTACTACTAACAGTATTAGGACTGATGTAAAGGTTTATAAAGACAAAATTGAAGCACTTCAAACTAAAATAGACTCAGCACAAATAATTAATGAAAAAATTGACACTAAAATAGACTCAGTGAAAGACAACGTAGTTAATATCACAAAAGAAATTCACCATATAGATAACAATATATCTATAATCAAACAACAAACAGATGAAAAAATTAATGTTATTAGTAACTATTCTGCTTCTGAGCTTGAACAGTTTTTCGCAGACAGATACAACGAAGGTAAAAATTAATACACCAATTGCTAAACTTATAGTAAAGGATTTAATACTTGGAGATAGATATAAGGAAGAATTAAAACTTACTCAAGAAAAGGTAATAAAACTAGAAGCAAGAGAAACTCAAAAAGATACAATTATCTCTCTATTAGAAAGTAAAGATAAAAATAACCAATTAATTATTAATACTCAAAACGATCAATTACAGCTATCAAAAGAACTTTCAGAACAATTACATAAAGAATTAAAAAGTCAGAGGACTAAAACCTTTATATGGAAAGTTGGAACTATTGTAGGTATACTAACTACATCATATCTTTTAATTAAATAAGGCTTGTTTTTACAAGTCTTTTTTCTTATATTATAGTAATATAAAAATGTTATTATGAATGATAGAGAAGCAATCTTTACTATTGACGAGCCAAGTCAAAAGAAAGAACTAGTAAACCATCCTCAACACTACGGAGGAAAAGACAACCCCTACGAAGCAATTAAAGTTATTGAAGCCTGGAAGTTAGGTTTCTGTTTAGGAAATACTGTTAAATATATTTCAAGAGCTGGAAAAAAAGACGATACAATCCAGGAACTTGAAAAAGCTTTATGGTATTTAAAGAGAGAAATCAAAAATTTAAAAGATGGCAAAGAAAACTCTTAAACAAGTAACCCTGATAAGAGATTTCTACAATCCAGTCATCGATTATAATATCAGCAAATCAATTTCATATAGTCAAACTCTAGCATATAATACTTGCCCTCATCAATGGGCATTGAAATATGTTAAAGGATTACAGGAGTACAAGCCTTCCATTCATACAGTATTCGGTACAGCAGTACACGAAGTGGTGCAGGAATGGTTGACAGAACTCTATGAAGGAACTGTAAAGAAGTCAAATGAGATGGATTTGAATACACTTCTATTGGAGAAGATGCAAACAATCTATACTCAAGAGAAAGAAAAGTATGGAAAACATTTCTCTACCTCTCAAGAGTTATCTGAGTTTCATAATGATGGTATTGAAATTCTAGAGTACGTACGTAAGAAACGCTCTGTTTACTTCAGTACCAAGTACACTAAGCTGGTTGGAGTAGAAATTCCATTGATACATAAAATAGCCGACAATGTATTCTTCAAAGGATATATTGATATTGTTCTCTACGATGAACAGGATGACAAATATATCATTTTAGATATTAAAACGTCAACTTCAGGATGGAATGATTGGGCAAAGAAAGATGATAAAAAGCTAGCACAATTACTTCTTTACAAAGAATTTTTAGCAAGACAATTCAATATAGATATTGATAAAGTGGATGTAAAGTACTTTATTGTAAAGAGAAAAGTTCCTAAAGATCCAGTATTTCCAGCTATGGGTAGAAGAGTTCAAGAGTTTGTACCTCCTTCAGGAAAGATTAAAAGAGGACAAGCCACTACAGCACTCACAAAATTTATTGATGATGCTTTTGATAAACAAGGACAGTATATTGATAAGGAGTATGAGAAGAAACCTTCCAAGTCAAATTGTATGCTTTGTGAATATAAAGGAACAGAGCATTGTCATGCAGGTGTTTTAGTATAGAGGTATATTTATATATGTATATAAACTAAAACACAATCAAATGCTAAACACTAGTAAAAAATTAACATCAGTTAAAGTAGAAGAGGATCTTCTACAGGAATTTAAAGAACAGTGCGTAAGGTATAAATTTTCATTACAAAAGCTTGTAGATAGAGCGATTTATTTGTATCTTACAGAAGAAGGATTTAAACAAAAACTTCACACACAGACAAATATTAAATTAAAATAATTACATGAAAGAAAAATTTCGTTATGTTAAGAAAGAGGATCGTAAAAAGATTCTTTTGTTATGCGATGATATTAGGATGCATTCCGGTATCGCAACTATGGCAAGAGAGATTGTTGTAGGAACAGCACATCACTTTAATTGGATAAATCTTGGAGCAGCAATCAATCACCCTGAAGTAGGAAAAGGTCTTGATATATCCTCAGATGTAAATAAATTCGCCGGTATTGAAGATGCCTGGGTAAGAGTACTTCCCAATAATGGATATGGAGATGCAATGCAAATAAGAAACTTAGTAGCTCAAGAAAAACCAGATGCTATTTTTATCTTCACTGATCCAAGATATTGGACTTGGTTGTTTGAAATTGAAAGAGAGATCAGAAATGAAATTCCAATTCACTACCTAAACATCTGGGATGATCTTCCAGCACCTTTATATAACAAATCTTATTACGAATCATGTGACTTGTTAATGGCTATCTCAAAACAAACTAAAAATATCAACGAAATAGTTTTAGGAGAGTCAGCTAAAGATAAAATTATTAAATATGTTCCTCATGGAATAAATGATAAATATTTCTTCCCTATTAGAGAAGGTCATGAGAATTTTGAACTACTTCAAGAGTTCAAAAAGAATATGTTTCAAGGAAAGGAATTTGACTTCGTAGTAGTATTTAATTCTAGAAACATCAGAAGAAAATCTCCAGGAGATGTAATATTTTCTTATAAGCTATTCTGTGATATGATTGGAGAAGAGAAAGCTAAGAAATGTGCTTTAGTAATGCATACACAGGCTGTCGATGAAAACGGTACAGATCTTTATGCAGTAAGAGAAGCTTTATGTGATGAAAATACAAATGTATTTTTCTCTCAAGATAAGTTAGACACTCCTCAGATGAATTTACTTTACAATGCAGCTGATATAGGATTACTAATTACTTCAAACGAAGGATGGGGATTATCTCTGACAGAGACTATGATGGCAGGTAGAATGATTATTGCCAATGTAACCGGAGGTATGCAAGATCAGATGAGATTTACAGACGAAAATGGTAAGTGGATTGATTTTACTCCTGATTTCCCTTCCAACCATAGAGGCACTTATAAGGAGTGTGGAGAGTGGGCTATCCCAGTATTTCCTTCAAACATATCACTAGTAGGTTCAGTTCCAACTCCTTATATTTTCGATGATAGATGTGCACCAGAAGATGTAGCAAAAGCTATTTTACAGGCATATAATATGCCAAAAGAAGAAAGAGATGCTAAAGGATTGAAAGCAAGAGAATGGGTAACATCTGATGAATCAGGAATGTCAGCAAGACAGATGTGCGAGAATATAATCGATGCAATGGATGAATCATTTGAAAAGTTTGTTCCAAGAGCAAGATTTGAATTACATAAGATTACAGACAGGCCTAAAAAACGTATAACACATAAATTACTATACTAGTTATGAGCAAACCAACATTAGTAGTAAGCTGCCCAGTTGACACTTACTCAGGATATGGAGCAAGAGCAAGAGACTTTGTACAATCAATTATCGATTTAGATAAGTACGATGTAAAAATACTTTCCCAGAGATGGGGTAATACTAGATTTGGATACTTAAAAGATCATAACAATGAATCTTTGTCTTCTAGAATCATCCCACAACTAACTCAACAGCCAGATATCTGGATTCAGATTACAGTACCAAATGAATTTCAAAAGGTCGGTAAATATAACATCGGAGTAACAGCCGGTATCGAAACAACACTTTGTGATCCTTCCTGGATTCAGGGATGTAATAATATGGATTTAGTATTGGTATCTTCTGAGCATGGTAAGAAGGTGTTTGAAGAGTCTAAATTCAATATGCAAGACAATAGAACAGGACAAGTAACAGGAACAGTAGAGCTAAGTACAAAGGTTGAAGTACTATTCGAAGGAGTTGATATCGAAAAATATTGTCCACTTGCATTTCCTACAAAGCTTAAATTCGAAGAGATAGATGAGATGTTTTGTTTTCTAGCAGTAGGACACTGGCTACCAGGAGCTTTAGGAGAGGATAGAAAGAATATTGGATATACTATAAAAGCTTTCTTAGAAACATTTAAAAATAAACCTAGAGGAAAAAAACCAGCCCTACTATTAAAAGTACAAGCAGGATCAGGAACATCTATTATGGATAGAGAAGAACTACTAGATAGGATAGATGCAATAAGAAAGACTGTTAAAGGTGATTTACCAAACATATACTTACTCCACGGTGATATGACCGATACAGAGATTAACGAACTATATAACTACGGTAAGGTAAAAGCAATGGTTTCTCTAACTAAAGGAGAAGGATTTGGAAGACCTTTACTAGAGTTTAGCTTAGTAAATAAACCAATAATAGCATCAGCTTGGTCAGGGCACATGGATTTTCTTGATAAGGAATTTGTAAAGTACGTAGGAGGAACTCTTACTAACGTACATCCGTCAGCAGCAGTCGATAAGATGTTACTTAGAGAGAGTCAATGGTTTTCTGCAGATCCAGTTCAAGTAGGGCAGGCGTTTAAAGATATATACGACAATTACGGTAAATGGAAACCTTTAGCTAAAAGACAAGGACATAAGAGTAGAACACAATTCTCGTATGAAAAGATGAGAGAGACGCTAAATAACCTTCTAACACAGCATATTCCTGAATTTCCAAAGCAGGTACAGTTAAAATTACCTCAATTAAAGAAGATACAATTACCACAATTAAAAAAAATAGAATAGATGAGAGCCTTGACAGTACTAGCAACTGAGATTTATCAAACATTAGGTAAATATACAAACTTAGCTGAAAGGAAAGAGGTTACCAAACAATATATTCTAAATGAAATTACTCAATGGACAGTAAAGACAGCTCATATAGGAGACGTAAGAGTTTTTAAGCCTATGGAGTTTGTAGGGGATGAAACAAGCACTCCTTTTGAAGTTAGGTTAGTGTATGATCCTGATAGTAAATACCACGAATTAAAATTTGGAAATTTAAACGCACCAAATACATTGCAGCAGTACAAATGGAATGATAAAGATCCTAATAGGTTGCTAAAAGCTTTATTTTTACAGAAAGTTCTAAGTACTGAGATAGCTCCTTTGCTAAGATCAGGAAGGGTTAGTGGGATATCTTTTACACCTTTTGACGGTGACGGACTTGAGGACGACAGATACAGCTACTTTTACAATATGTTCAGTAAATTGAACACAGACAATCAATATAATCTCCAGAATAGTAAAGGAAATTACGTAATAACTAAAAAAATATAATAATGGAAAAAGATCAATTAATGGATTGCCCTTGTGGAGGGAGTAATGCATGTTATGAACAGCAAATAGAAAAAGATTTAACAACTTGGCTTTGTTTTGGATGCGGAAAATCATCCTCATCAGTAATGAAAGTTGGAAGTCCTGCTGTAGTACAGGCAATAGAATCAGCACCAGAACTCTACAAAGATATAATGTATGTTGACAAAGATAGTCAAGTATGGTTTCCTTCCACAATTACTCTTCCAGGAAAAGGAATGGTATTCTTAGACGGTACATCGAAAGATAACTGGATGTGGTCTGCAGTAAAAGCTATTGAGATTACAGAGGAAGAAAAAGCAAACTTCCCTAAAGGTCAAACACATAAAATGGATATGAGAAATGCTCAGATGTTTGGACAAAGAGATTTTATAGATGCTTTAGAGATGATAGGATTTTTTGAGATAGAAGTTGCAGATAAAGAATAAAGTTCATATATTAATGTATGAAAATAACTTATGCAATAACAGTAAGGGATGAGTTTTTGGAAATACAGAAACTTATTACATTTCTTTTAAAGAATAAAAGAAAAGAAGATCAAATAGTGGTACTTTATGATCAAGGTAGTGGAGATGAAGGAGTTGAAGAATACCTTAGAAGTAAATCTGTAAACGGAGAACTCAACTGGTATAAAGGATCCTTCCAAGGACATTTTGCAGATTGGAAGAACTTACTCACAACATACTGTTCAGGAGATTATATCTTTCAGATAGATGCTGATGAAATTCCTTGTACACCTCTTATAGAATCCTTACCAAGTATCCTAGAATTAAATCCTGAACTAGACGTAATACTGGTACCTAGAGTTAATACTGTAGAAGGACTTACACAGAATCATATCCAGAAATGGAACTGGAATGTAAATTCAGAAGGATGGATTAATTGGCCAGACTTTCAATGGAGAGTTTACAGAAATACTCCTGAGATAAAATGGATAAATAAAGTTCATGAGAGGTTAGAGGGATTTAAAGCCTATACAACTTTACCAATGGAAGAGGATTATTCCCTGTACCATCCAAAAACAATCCAAAGACAAGAAAGACAGAATAATTATTACGACACTTTATAAATTAGTTATGGATAGTATTTTAAATTTAGTACAAGAGTATATTACAAAGAAAGATAGCGAGAAGAAATGGGTAGCAGGAGAGGACTTAGTTCAATATGCTGGACCTTATTTCGATAGCCAGGAAGCTCAAGCAGTTGTTAGGACTATGCTTGAAGGATGGTTAGTTCTAGGAAAAGAAGGAGCAATGTTTGAAAGAAAGTTTCCTAAGAAGCTAGGACAGAAGACCGGAGTTATTGTCAATAGCGGTTCAAGTGCTAATTTATTAATGATGTTAGCTCTGACATCTAAGAGAGGATTAAACCTTCCAAAAGGTACAAAAGTAATTACTCCAATAGCTGGATTTCCAGCTACACTTAGTCCTACCATTCAGGTAGGCTTTACGCCAATCTTTGTTGATATTGAATTAGAATCTCTTAACCTAGATTTAGATCAAGTAGAGCAAGCATGCATTGATCATCCGGATGCTAAGATAATTACATTTGCTCACGTATTGGGCAATCCACCTAACATGGATCGATTAATGGAAATTGTAAACAAATACGATTTAATTCTGTTAGAAGATTGTTGTGATGCTTTAGGAACAACTTACGATGGTAAGATGTTAGGATCATTTGGTAAAATGTCTTCATGTTCATTCTATCCAGCACATCACATTACAATGGGTGAAGGAGGATTTGTAGCATGTAGTGATCCACAACTAGAAAAGATACTAAGAAGTTTTAGAGATTGGGGTAGAGGATGTTACTGTCAAGGTAAAGCAAATGCTTTAGAGTGTGGTTCATGTGGTATCAGATTTAGTAATTGGTTACCAAGTCTTCCTAATGAAGTATTTGATCACAAATATACTTACGAAGAGATCGGATACAATTTAAAACCTACAGAGTTACAAGCAGCAATGGGGAATGTTCAGTTAGGTAAGCTAGAGGAGATCGGAGTACTAAGAAGAAGAAATCATAAAGCAATTGTTGATATCTTTAAGAAGTATGAAGATAAATTTATACTTCCTAAAGCTACAGCTAAATCAGATCCAGATTGGTTTGCAGTTGCCTTAACAGTTAGAGACGGAGTAGGGTTTACAAGATCTGAATTTTGTCAATTCCTAGAAGCAAATAAGATTCAAACAAGACCTTACTTTGCAGGTAATATTATGCTTCAACCAGGATACTCTCATTTGATTGATTCAAAAGAAGTAATCGAAAAGTATCCAGTATCGAGAAAAGTAACAACAGATACTTTCTTCCTAGGATGCTCTCCAGTTATTACATTAGAGCAAATAGAGTACATAGGAACAATCGTAGATAAATTCTTTAACAAATAGTATGAAGATAGCATTTATGACAGAGATGGGTTTTGAGGGAAAGATTCCCTCTAACCATCCTAACATGCGAACTGAGTTTGCTTGGATGCATGCACTAAATGCTGATCATTTCTGTATTCATGATTTCTTAAAAGTAGAAGGTTACGATCATATCTTTGTTATTTTTCCTAAAGGAAAAACATTCCTAAGTGCCGAAGGAAGCCAACTTGTAGAGGATAGAAATCCAGTAAGTGATCTTTTAATAAAAGAACCTGTAGAGAGATTAAAGCTTGCAAATAAAAAAGTATACATAGTTCAAGAAGGACCTCACTGGTGGTGGAATGATTATGATATGTACGATCAGGTTAGGTTCTTTAACATGATGGTAGCTTGTGATGGTATCTTTGCACACAACGAACATGATGTAAAATACTATAAAGGAATGTTTCCTAACGTACCTGTGCACGTTATCCCTACTTTAATGATTGATTCTATAGTACAAGATATTCAACCTCTTAGAGAAGAAAAGGTTATTATAGGAGGGAATTTTGCTAGATGGTATGGAGGTATGGAAAGCTTCACAGTAGCACAAAGGTTTGAAGTTCCAATATGGGGACAGACTTCTCATGCAATGAGAGAGGGTGAAGATCAATTGGTAAAGCATCTACCAAGAGTTATGTGGACAGATTGGATGAAGCAATTAAGCTCATTCAAATATGCCGTACATCTTATGCCGACTGTAGCAGCTGGAACTTTTAGCTTAAATTGTGCTTACTTTGGAATACCTTGTATAGGAAATGAAAAAGTAGATACACAGAGACTTTGTCATCCAGACCTAGCAGTTGATGTAGAGGATGTAGAAAAAGCAGCAATGTTAGCTGAAAGATTGAGTTACGATGAAGAATTCTACCAGGAGTGTAGTAAAGCGGCTAAGGAGAATTATAAAAAATACTATAGTATAAATAAATGGAAAAGCAAAATAAGTTTAGAATAATAACTCCTTCATATAATAATGAAGAATGGATTGAATACAATCTTGCAAGCATTCTAAATCAGACATATACAAATTACAAAGTTACATACATAGATGATGCTTCTACAGACAATACCTATGAAAAAGTAAAGGAGATTGTAGGAGAGCTTCCTAACTGGAATGTTATAAAAAATTCTGAAAATAAAGGAGCTATGTATAATTATTTTCATAATCTGAATAGTTATATAGAAGATCCTGAGGAAATCGTAATTCACTTAGATGGGGATGATTGGTTATATGACGAAACAGTTTTAGAAAAACTTAATACTTTTTATAACGAAAAAGACTGCTGGATGACTTACGGAGGGTTTATTGTATGGAATGGAGAAGATGCTGAATCAACACTTCCTTACCCGCAATCAACAGAGCATTCAGAGTTTGTACATAAGCATAAACTCTACCGTCAAGATCATTGGAGAGCTTCTCACTTGAGAACTTATAGAGCATTTCTACTACAAGCAGTTAAACTAGAAGATTTAAGATCTCTACAAGACGGAGAATATTATTGGCATGCAGCAGACCTAGCCTTCCAATATCCATGTATGGAGATGTGTCCTAAAGAAAAGATTCAAGTAGTAGACTTCTACGACTGTGTATACAATCATAGTAAAGCCAATCAAGTCCGTACTCACGAAAGAGAAAATAAAGACAATAGTAAGTATGAATTGGAAATTAGAGATAGAAAGAAGTATAGAGAAAATCTGCTAGGAGAAAAACTACCACAGGTAAACGTACTGGGGAACTTTAGAGAAAAGAATAATATACCTCAAACATTTTCTTATACATATAATTTACAGGATGGAGAATTTGACATAACTCTTATCGAAGATACAGAAATATTAAAGTTTGTAAAAGGAGAGATAAAAGTAAATAGAGGATTAATTGTAGCAGATGTACATGAAGCCCCGCATTTACTCTCTCAGAACGAAGTATATACTGCTGTGAAAGAGAATAGTCAAATGTTTGATTTGATACTAACCTTTGATAAAGAGTTACTTAAATTACCAAATGCTGTATTTAGGAACGGAGGTTATGAAGTAGTCTTAAATAAAAACGTTCATAAAGCAGAGCATCCACTTCTTCAAGACGATTCTCTAATTCAGATCTATAAAGATAAATCAAAGCATATCTCTTTTATTACCTCAAATAAGTTAATGACAGAAGGTCATAGATTTAGAGTAGGCTGTGTTCAAAAGATTATTAATCTTAAGATACCTAATGTAGACCTTTACGGAGTAGGGGTGAGAGAGATTCAAGGTAAGATTGAGGGATTAAAAGAATATAAATTTTCTATAGCAATTGAAAATGGAGTGCATGATAATTATTTTACAGAAAAGATATTAGATTGTTTTCTAACAGGAGTTATACCAATTTATAAAGGCTGCCAAAACATAGGTGAGTTTTTTAATACAAAAGGTTTTCTTATATTTAACACAGAGGAAGAGCTTATTAACCTAATCAATACCCTAACAGAAGAAGACTACTATTCTAGAGAAAAATATATCAAAGAGAATTTTGAAAAAGCTAAAGAATATACCTATACCAACGATCAACTATTTAACAAATACTTTAAAAAACTAACAGTATGACATTAGGAGAAAATATAAACTCAGCATTTAACCACATTTACGTAAAAAATGTGCCCGATGCAAAACAACGATTAGAACATTTTCAAACTACGGCAAAACTAATCGGACTAGAGTACGAAGTGTATAGAGGAATACGAGGCGACTTATTTGTACCTGAAGAATATAAAATAAAATATCGCCCAGAGTGTTACCCTGTACCAGCAAATCAATACCTAGTAGGTAACTGGGCCAGTAGTATATCAATTCACCTAGACGCAATGAGTAATAACTACGAGTCCTACGTAATATGTGATGATGATACGGTATTTAAAAATATAAATATTGACAACATACAAGCAAATTTACCAGCAGATTGGGATATAATAATACTGGGTGATATGGCAACTGCTGAGGTAGTTGACACGAAACTAACATTTTCTAGAATACAAAACAACTATGATCTAGAAAGTCACCAGTTAGTAGGATGTCACTGTATAGCTATACATAAAAGGTTCTATTTTAAGTATTTACAATATGCTGTAGGATTAGATATACACGGTAAGGTAGGGGATGTACTACTATGTTTACTAGTTGAAAATACAAACATTAACCTATATAAGATGAAACCAGATATAACATATCAAGAGCGAGCAAAATTAATACCATATGTCATTGTCTAATAGTTAATAAAAAATACAGTATGACAAAAGTAGTTTACGTAACAGGTTGTTTAGGCTTTATAGGAGCTTATGTAACAAGAGCTTGTTTAAATAAAGGATGGTATGTTAAGGGAGTTGATAAAGGAACATATGCAGCCAATAAAACTCTATTAAAAGAATTTCAAGAGTATAGTAATTTCTCATTTGTTAATTGTGATATAAATGATTTAAAGTTTTTATACGACTGCGATTATATAATCAATACAGCAGCTGAAACACATGTAGGTAATTCAATTGCTAATTCAGATGAGTTTGTATCTTCAAATGTAAATGGAGTACATAACTTATTAGAACTAATCAAGAATCATAGAGGAGAACATTCAACAAAGCCAACACTACTTCACTTCAGTACAGATGAAGTATATGGAGATATTGAAGAGGGAGAGCATATTGAAACAGACTTACTTAAACCTTCTAATCCATATTCAGCTACTAAAGCAGCAGCAGATATGCTTGTAACAGCATGGGGTAGAACATATAACCTTCCATATGTAATAGTTCGACCAACAAACAATTACGGAATGGGACAATATGTTGAGAAGTTAATTCCTAAAGCTTTAAAGTATTTAAAACTAGGAAAGAAGATTCCACTACACAATAGAGGTACTCCAATCAGGACCTGGCTTCATGCTCAGGATACAGCCAATGCTGTTATAAAGGTAATCGAATCAGGAGTACAGAATGAAATATTTAATATTTGTGGAGGATTTGAGCAAAGTAATTTGGAAACCATTAAAAAAGTTCTTACATTGTATAATAAAGATCAGGTTTATATACTGGAAGACTTTATAGACTTCTCGTATGATAGACAAGGGCAAGATATCCGATATGCTCTGAATGATGATAAACTAAGAGCATTAGGATGGAAGCCTCAAATAAACTTCGATACTGAATTAAAATATATTGTAGAATATTATAGAGAAAAATTTATATGGTAAAAGAGCAACTAATCCAGTTCGAAGTAGAAATTGGAGATTCATTTAACAGAGGTGAGATTAAAGCACCTATACATCTTTATTCAGGAAATGAAGATTTAATGATTGAACTATATAAAGATGTAGATATAGAGAATGACTGGGTGTGCTGCACTTGGAGAAACCATTACCAAGGACTGTTAAAAGGAATTCCAGCTGAAGTAATGAAGGAGAATATTATGGAGGGGAAATCTATGGTAGTTAATCTTCCTGAGTATAAGTTTATATGTAGCTCCATTGTAGGAGGTATTCCTTCCATAGCTGCAGGTATTGCTCTAGCAATTAAACACCAAGGTAAGTCTAATAGAGTTTGGTGCTGGGTAGGAGATATGTCTGCAGAGACAGGAGCATTCCATGAAGCATATAAGTACAGTTTAAATCATGACTTACCTATTACATTTGTAGTAGAGGATAATAGAAAATCTGTATGTACACCAACACCGGATATCTGGAAAAGGGATCGTCCATATTATTTAGAATCAGAATACAAAGGAGGATTATTAAGACAAAAAAACTTAATATACTACCAGTATGAAAATACAAAATATCCTCATGCAGGAGCAGGAATGAGAGTTCAATTTTAATACAGGGATATGAAATACTTTGAAGAATTAAAAAAAGCAATGAGCCTATTGGCTGAACATCCTAAAACATTATTCATAGGTCAAGCAGTTGAGTATGAAGGAACAGGGCTGTTTGATACTATGGCCCATCTGCCAGCTGACAAGAAATTAGAGTTACCGGTGGCTGAATATTTCCAAACAGGCTTAGCAAATGGAATGGCAATTGAAGGAATGATACCTGTATCAACCTACCCTAGATGGAATTTTCTTCTTATGGGAGTGGATCAAATAGTTAACCATTTAGATAAGTTTATTGAGATGTCAAATGGTAAATGTACTCCTAAGGTTATAACAAGAGTAGCGGTAGGAAGTGAAAGACCAGTAGATCCTCAATGTCAACATAAAGGAAACTTCTCAGAAGCTTTCCGTCAAATGACGAAAAATATAGAGATTATAGAACTATTTGAACCAGGGGATATAATTCCAGCATACGAAAAAGCTCTAAATAGGACAGATGGCATTAATACTATCTTAGTTGAATTTGGAGATTTTAGTAAAGAGAAATAGTATGAAGATATTAATTACAGGCGGCAATGGGTATATTGCTAAAAGTCTTAGGAACAGTTTATGGGAGAGATATCATATAATCTCCCCCAGTAAACAAGAACTGGATTTAACCGATACTAAGTCTGTTGACAGGTTTTTTGAAGGAAAGAATTTCGATGTAGTGATACATACAGCTGCAATTGGAGGAAGTAGGTTACAGGAAGATGATGAGACTGTTAGCTTCTATAATTTAATTATGTTCTATAATTTGATTAGAAAGAAAGAACAGTTTAAAAAACTTATATCATTTGGCTCAGGAGCTGAATTTAGAAGAGAATACTCTCCGTACGGCTTTAGTAAGAAAATTATACACAGACTTATTCAAAAGCATGATGACTTCTACAACCTGAGGATATATGGAGTATTTGACGAAAATGAATTAGGTACAAGATTTATAAAAACCTGTATTAATAGTGTATTAGAAAGTACCCCAATAAAAATACACCAGGATAAGTTAATGGACTTTATATATATGCCCGACCTAGTAAGCATAGTTAAACACTACATAGCAGGTAAAGATCTTCCAAAAGAAATAGACTGTATATACAGCGATACTGTCTCACTAAGCAATATAGCTCAGCAAATAAATAACCTGTCAATAAACAAAGTACCAGTTAATATAGAAGACCCACTCCCAGGAGAGAACTATATAGGGAACTATAACGAACTACCAATAGCTTTTATCGGATTAGAACAAGGAATTAGAAATGTATATAATAAATTAAAATGAGAATAAGTTTTGTAATTCCTTCCAGGAATAATTTAAAATACTTAAAACAAGCAGTAGGCTCTATTCAAGAGCATTACGGAAATCAACATGATATTGTTCTATTAGATGATGCATCAACAGATGGTACTTGGGATTGGATTCAATCTCTAGAAGGAGATAACATAATCAAGTATAGAAACAAAGGTCCAGAAAGACAAGGACATACCATACTTTACGATAAAGGAGTTGAGATATCAAAAACAAGAGCATTCAGCATACTTCATGCTGATATGGTTGTAGCTCCGGGATATGTTGAGAACTTACTTAAGCATTTAAAAGACAAGACAGTTGTAGCAGCCACTAGAGTTGAACCGCCATTACACCCTCCAGGGCCTGAGAAATTTGTAAGACTGTTTGGAACAGAGCCGGAAGAGTTTAAGAAAGAAGACTTCTTAAAATTTGTACAGGAGAATCAAATTCTGTATAAAGATCAAACTACAAATGGAATCTTTGCTCCATGGTGTATGTACAAGGAAGACTTCCAAGCTATAGGAGGACATGATAAGCTATTTGCTCCAATGGAACTAGAAGACTCAGATATCTTTAACAGAATGTATTTAGCTGGCTATGACTTAGTTCAGTCAAGAGATTGTTTTACATATCATATGACTTGTAGAGGAAGTAGATTTAAAGATGGATTAGAGATAGTAGCTGAGATTCCTCTACCGGATGGAACAATTTGGTATAAGCCAAAAGACTCTGAGGAGTATACAGCATTAAGGGCAATTAAATTTAGAGAGTGGTGGAGAAAGTGGGGAAGTAATGTACTGCATGATGAACTGATGATGCCAAAAGTTCCACCAAAATATAATATTGCCTTTGTTGTTAAGCATTGTAACTTACAGGCATTAGAACTACTAGAACCATGGTGTGATAGAATTTATATTGATGATGAACTGGGAATATTATTTGCAGCATATTATGAAACTGAATATAAGAATACATCGTACGATTTAAAAAAACGAGTACTTAATACGAAGTGGAACGATCCTCAAGGTGAAAATGATATAGTAGTTGAGTTTGATGCAAAACAACTGACACATCAATCTTTTGGGATAATACAACAACTATCTGAGATAATAAAAGAGAGTGGAGAGGTAGGAGAGTTTGAATTGGATATTTTTAAAATAACAATCAACGCATTTACAGAATATCAGAACAACTATATAATATGTAAAAACTAAACTATTTATATTAAAAACAGATATGAACTTATTAAACGAAATAAAACAAATACTTTCAGAAGTAACTAAAGTAAACTTCAAAGGACATAAATTTGTATTGAAGATTGATGTCAATGAAGATCCAAACAAAAAAGGAGTAAAGGTACAATTCCTTCCTACCACATTCACAGGGATGTCTAAGAAAGAACAAGACGACATCGCTATGGAGTTAGGAGCTAAATTGAATCAAGGACTATCACCTTTAGGTTTAACTGTTGAGAGAGACAGAGAATTAAAGGATAAGACGATTATAGGATTCTTTATCTATATAGAATATCTTAATAAAATTATAATTAACGCTTTAAATCAAGCAGCAAAAGAACAGTAAATTATGGCAAAGTTTTGTTTTTATTCAAAAAGTAATCCTACACAAGAACCAGTAGGAGTAGTTGAAGCATTAAGTAGAGAAGAAGCTATCAAATTCTTTTCATTAACTAAAATGCTACCAGTGAATGATTTTTTAACAATTTTCGAAGTAAAAAGCTATACATATGGTGCTCAAGAAGGAATTAAGGAAAACGCTAAACAATTACTTAAAGGTTAGCATTCAAATAAGAGAAAAGGATATGGCTAGAGAGGTAGTAGAAAAGAAACTCTTCATTGAAAGCATAATCCTTTTAAGAGAGATTGAAGATAGAAGAGACTTTATGGAGGAAGAGATTGGAATGGATATGTCAATCTATGAAGAAAAGTTCCTACAAATTATAGAAAACTTATTTAAAGTTCATTTTAGTAAAGAACAGTTTGCTTTGATACAGTACTACATTTATCAAGTACCAACACTTGCTGATTGGGATGGTAAAATAGAACTGTCAGATGGAAAGTATATGATTACAGTAGACTTTGAAACACCTGAGCAAGTATGGAATGTGATAACAAGTATAAAAAAATAGTAAATAATAGTTGCCTCTTCGGAGGCAATTTCATATCTTTAGGTATAGAAATTAGATAAATAGATATGGAAAAAGAATTTATACCCTACGAACAAGCATTAGCTTTAAAAAAATTAGGATTTGATGAACCTTGTTTTGCATTTTATAATGGTCGATTTTTAGATTATAAAATACAAGGTGGTGATATTTGTGCACCTTATTTAAGTACAGAAAATAGAGGGGAATGCCCTAATGTACCAACATTCTCACAAGCATTTAGATGGTTTAGAGAGAAGTATGAACTAGACTCATTTGTAAATGCAGAATGGAAACAAATGGTGAAAGTAGGTTATTATTTTAATGCTGGTGATTATTATTCTCCACAACCAAGTCATCTAACATATGAAGAAGCAGAACTTGAATGCCTTAAAAAATTAATTGAAATAGTAATTAATAAACAAAAACGGTTATGAATTTAGAAATGATTCCTTGTACAAGATGTGGCAATGATATGCCAAAACTCCGATTAGAAAAATACGGATATGACTTCTGTGTTAACTGCTCAGATGTAAAGCCTAAGGTAGGCCGTATATTAGTAATCGGGGAAGGAGATTATACAGCGACTGAACTTGATATAGTAGATCAAGATACAGCTAGAAGACTTCAAGAGTTAGAGAATACTTCAAGAGGAGTAAGAAATATTCCTTTAGAGATTCTAAATTACGATGAAGATGAACTAACAGATGATGCTAAAGCATTAGATGCTGTTATTGAAAAGACTTTAGATGATGAATTAGAAATCGAAGAAGTAGAAGAAGACTTAGAAGACTTAGAAGATATTGAAGATTTAGATCTAGACGACGACGAATAAATGCCAAAAGCTAAATTTATATCAAAAGAGGATTGTCTAAGAGCGATGCAGAACTCTAAGAGTAATAGAGGAGCTGCTCGCTTTCTTAGATGTAGCTTTGTTCATTACAAGAAGTTTGCCAGAACATATGTAAATGATCAAGGAGTAACTCTATGGGAGGTTCATAAGAACCAATCAGGTATTGGTATTCCTAAATATCTTCCTAACAAAGGCAAGCAAGCACCTCTTAAGGAATTGATCGAAGGAAAGATATCAGTAGCTTCTTTCGAGCCAGCTAAAATCAAACAGAGATTAATCTTTGAAGGTTATTTGAAAGAGGAATGTAGTCGATGTGGCTTTCATGAAGAGAGAGTAACGGATCATAAAATACCTTTGGTACTTCAATTCAAGGATAGGAATAAGGTCAACTACGAGCTTACCAATATAGAACTTATGTGTTATAACTGTTCTTTCCTGTACTCGGTATCACCTATTACTGATAGGCAAGTCATCGCAATGGAAGATTCTGTCGATAGACAAGCAGTAGACTTCGATTGGGAGATAGATGATACAATGAAAGAACATTTAGAGTCATTAGGGCTTTGGAAAGATGAATTCGATCCTACAGACAGTTCACAATACATCTCAGAAAACTATAGAAGAAATGAAAAAGAAAACTAAACCTTCCAGAGAAAGGATAGTTGCCAATCAATTAACCAAACAACATGAGTTGAATGAGAAGCTAAGAGAGAAAACTATTAATACAGATTTCTTTAAATTATTTAAAAAATAGTTGCCTATATGAATCTTTGTTCATATATTTAGGTATAGAAATTAAAAAAAGATTATGGCAGAGAAAACAGGACATACAGCAAAGAAACTTAACGATTTTAATACAGCAGGAGTACTTGAAGTATGTATTAAGGAAAATTGGTATAGAGTAACCTCTAATGAATTTAGGTCATTTGACGGAAATAGAAGAATAACAGAACCAATTAAACAGCCCGGTATAGGTGAGAGTATGATTAACATACCTATGAAAACCTATGACTATAATGGACCTGTATATGTATTATTAACAAATCAAAAGGTAAATAAGATGGATACAGAAACAATTGTAAAGAACCTAATGCCAACTAATCAAAAACAAATTAATAAATAAGTATATGAAAAACCTGCAGATAGAATCTTTAGAGGATTTAAAACAGTTCCTTCAAGAGAAATCAGTAAATATTACTAACAGTATTAAAGAAGGTATTGAACAAGCTATAAACAATAATAAAAAGACAGCTCTTTTATTTGAAATAGAATTAGAAGGGATGGATACTAGTTTTGAGATATCACTTACTTCAAAGGAATGGGTAAAAGCTTTAGAGAACTGTTTAAAGCATTATACTGAGTGGTCGATGGCTGATGACGCTATAGATACATGGATACTAATTAAGGAGTTAAAGCTTAAAAATAATGAATAGTCTAGTAAAAGTATTTGTATGCGATTTAACAGGTATAAAGACAACCTATACATATAGAACGGAGAGTATCATAAGTGGTATTGAGAAAGCAGAGTTCGAATACCCTAAAGAATACTTAGATGAATTCAATAAAAAGGAAAAATATCAAAAGAATCTTCCGAAAACAAAACAAATGTACTTAAATCCTAAGACAGGTAAAGAAGTGAGTTATTACAGAGCTAAAGTACTAGGTCTTGTAAAATAAATTAAAAAAAGTTTGTGAGTTAGTTGCTAGTTACGAAGTTAGTTCGTATATTTAGGTATCAATAATAAAACAACAAACATTATGACAAAAGAACAATTTTTATCAGGTACAGTTTTTAGATGGAAACCAAAAAATACTTATAGTTTATGGCATTCTACGTACTATTTTGATGGAGTAAATGTAAGATGTCAAAAGAGAGATGGGTTAGGAGAAGTTACGTTTGATATACTAGGACAGTTTGAAGTTAAGGTAGGTAGGACAGGCTACAATTGTAAGGAAACAAATCAATTAGGAACAAGATCTAGGGTAAATTTTGAAGATCTAGAAGTATTTGTACCAAATTAATTAAAAAAAGTTTGTGAATTAGTTGCTAGTTACGAAGTTAGTTCGTATATTTAGGTATAGAAATCAATTAAAAACAATAAGTTATGTTATCAAAATTCACTACAGGTTTAGATTCTTACCTTTCAAAAGATCAAGTAAAAGCTTTAGCACCAGTAGCATTCGCTACAGCACCAACAAGCGATAAGCTAAGTAATAAGTACTTACATGTCAATACTGAGACTATCATCGATGACTTAGAAAAGTTAGGATGGAAGCCAGTAACAGCCTCTCAAAGAAAGGCTAGAAAGTCTGACAAGACTACAATCTTCTCAAAACATATGGTATCATTTCAGAATCCAGATCTTATGATCAAAGGAAAGAATGGTGATGATGCCTTCCCAAGAATCATTTTAACGAACTCTCATGACGGATTTAATTCTTTTCAATTCAGAATTGGAATCTACAGATTAGTATGCTCAAATGGATTAGTAGTAGCTGATGAAGAATTCTCAGCATTCAGAATCAGACATACAGGATATACCTTCGAAGAATTAAGAGGAGTAGTATCTCAAGCAGTAGCTGATCTTCCTAATAAAGTAGACATTCTTAACAAAATGCAGTTAAGAGAATTGACTCCTGCAGAGCAAAGACAGTTAGCAATTGATGCAATGCAATTGAGAACTAATAGAATCGATGCTGAGTGGGATGAAGAGACTATTCAAGACGTTCTAACTCCTGTAAGAGATGCTGATAAAGGAAATGATCTCTGGAAAGTATTTAATGTAATCCAAGAGAAGATTACTCAAGGAGGATATTCAGCAGCATTGAATGGTGCTAAAGTAAGAAAGGTTAGAAAGATTAAATCATTCGAGAAAGATCTAGAAGTTAATCAAAAGCTTTTTAAATTAGCTACAGCATTGGTTAACTAATGGATAGAGAAAAGTATATACAGATGAGAAAATCAGGCCAGTATGATCTGGCTTGGTTTTACGAATACTTCTTAAAGCATAAGGATGAGAATAGAATGACTCCTCCCTATGAAGCTTTCCATCAAGCCTTTAATATGTACTTCCAAATGCATGGAGGATTTATTTTAGACCATATGGATAAGAAAATGGAAGTAACAAAGATAGAAGATCAACAAGGAAACTTATTATACATAAATTAAAACATGGAAGGCAAAGTAAAAACACCAAAGGAATTGATGGCAGACTTAAAAGGAAATTACATTCAAGTTATAAAAAAGAATGGAAAGACTCACGACAAATTGTTTAAAGATCCTCAGAGAGCAGTACGATCGGTAGGAGTAGAGAATATAAAATACCTTAGAGAGGTTCTTAAAGAGCAAGTTAACTCAAGGTATACAGAAATTGATGCAGTAACAGGAACACCAGAAAACGAATTATAATTATGGAAAAAGTAGGATTAGTATTAGCAGGATTAGGAGCGCTAGTTGTAATAGCGATTTTATTAGCATGGCCAACACAATGGCTTTGGAACAACGCTTTAGTAGGAGCAGCAGATGGATTCAATCCAATTGGCTTTTGGCAAGCATTAGGAATTAATATCCTATGTGGAATTTTATTTAGAAATACAAGCTCAAGTTCAAAGTAATGAAGACAGTTATTAAAGTTTTAGTAGGACTATTCTTAGGATTAGGATTAGTTCAGTTAGTAGACTTAGTATTTTATTTGATGAATCAAGAGGATACTTACTTATTTAATATCGGAATAGTATTATTTGGAGTAGTGTTTGTAGCATTTGGATACTTAGGACTATATCTGATGAAGATAATTAAGCCAGAGAAAGAAGAAGTTAAACAAGAAAAAGAAGAATAGTTATGGTAGTGTTATTAATATTATTAATTGCAGGTTTAGTAGTTTTAGGAATTATAGAAACTGTTACAACATGTGAGCTAGGATCTCCAATCTCAGATAAAGACATTTCAGATTATTTAGATAGAATTGAAAATGAAAATCTTATAAACGGAGTAACTAAAAGATGGAATGATAAGTTTGTTTTAAATGTAAAAGGATATACAGTCAGACATGGAAATAATCCTTCCATTTTTCAAACACAGTACTCATTGATATTTCCATATCACATTACAGATGTAGGAGTAATTCCAATATGGAGCAAAGCTTACAGTAGAGTTAAAAAGTTATTTAAAGATAACATTGAAAATTCTACTTATAAAACAGATAAAAGAAAAAAATTAGGGCTGGATTAGTTGCCTCCTAAGAATATATTTCGTATATTTAGGTATAGTAATAAATAATTAATTATAAATCAAATTTAAACAACAAGTTATGAACAGAATTTTAGTAGTATTAGGATTAGTAGTGTTATTAGTAGTGGGAGTATTCTCATGTGAACGTATTGATGCCGGGCATGTAGGTGTAAAAGTAAATCTATATGGGTCAGGTAAAGGAGTAAGCGATGTTACAGAATGTACTGGATTAGTATTTTACAATCCTATGTCAACAAAGATCTATGAATTTCCAACTTATATTCAACATAAAGAGTATAAGAAATCAGAAGAAGGAGACAATTCATTCATTGTAAATAGTAAAGATGGATCTGAATTCAGTGTATCACCTATTATGAATTACTCAGTACAGAGAGATAAAGTACCAGCTATCTTTGCAAAATATAGAAGAAGCTTACCAGAAATTGAAGAAGGATTCTTAAAAACGGCCGTGTACGATGCTTTTAGATTAGCAGCAAATAAGTATACAGCAGATGGATTGATTTCAAATAGAGAAGTATTTGAAACTGAAGTAAGAAGAATATTGGTAACACAATTACAGAAAGAAGGATTCATACTAAATCAATTCACATCAAATCTAATCTATCCAGATTCATTTAAGAAAGCTATTAATGCTAAGAACAATGCAGTACAGTCAGCTTTAATGGCAGAGAATAAAGTTAAGCAAGCAGAAGCAGAAGCTAAAATCAAAGTAGCAACAGCAAATGGTAACGCTGAAGCATTACTAGCGAATGCAAGAGCTGAAGCTGAATCAAATAGATTGAGACAACAAACATTAACTCCAATGTTAATACAACAGCAATGGATTGAGAAGTGGAAAGGTAATGTACCGACAACACAATTAGGATCAGGTACTAGTGTATTGTACGGATTAAAGTAAAATATTTTAAAAATAATTGATAAAAGAGTTGCTAGCGCAGCTCTTTTTTCGTATATTTAGGTATAGAAACAAACAAATAAAGGTTATGACAGAAGAGGAATTACAGGCATTACTTGATGAGGAAGAGGCTTACATCAATGAATGGAGAGATAGTTTAACACAAGAACAAATAGATTCAATATAGAGACTTAGGGGAGGAGGGGGCGCTTCTCTCTCCTCACCGAAGGTGTCACGCGCAAATTCTCCCAACCCTCCGAGTTGTAGGAGGTAAAATCTAAACAAAAGTTATATGAAAGTAATCTATATGGAGGAGACAATCCTAATAATGTCTCAAAAAGATCCTCAAGGTACTCAGGAATTGATACAAAGGGGTACAATAAAGAAGACAGAGAATGATAAACCTTATTTAGTTATAGAAGATGAAAATTGAAGACGTAGTATTATATCATAAAAAGTATAGAGGTAATAAAGTAACCTTTAACTCTAGAAAAGGAGCAGGAAAGGTTATAGAAGGAATAGCTGTCCAGGTAGTAAAGGAACAAGGAGGATTGATAATACTCAGAGACTATGATAACTTTCCACATTGTATATCAATATTAACATTAGAAGAAATATGAAAAAGTTTTTAGAAATTTATTTAGGATTTTTTATAGCATTACCATTAGCACTTT